AAGAAAACCGAGTATGTCATTTAGTACGCATAGTGTTTCAAATTCAATTTCTTTACGCAAAGCCATGGTCAATAGTTTGGGATACTCACCATCTTCACTTTGCAAAACTTCATTAGGATTTGAAACGTCACTAAAAATTTTATCACAATCATTTTGAAAGGTGTAAGACATACTTTGAATGACCTTGAGTCGTTGCCTGTATGCAATCTCCGATTGTTCTTCCAATAAATCACCGACCCAAGAATTGTCATTCGTTACCATGTTGGCCACAATGAAGTTGGTCAACTCATCTTTATTTTGCAATCTACGAGACAACTTATAGAATTGGTATTTGTCACGGCGATTTTCAAAAGCTTCAACAGAAATTTTACTCTTGCCACCATACTTGTGGAAATCGTAAGAGTCGGTTGTGAAATGTAGCTTTATAGCTTGGTAGATTCCGAATGCTTCATAACCTGTAATCATATTGGTAGTTTAGCGGATTTCACCTTCAACATATTGTTGTCCATGGCATCACTCTCAATCTTTTTCTTTAGATTAGAATTGATAAGCGATGCCGCCACTTCAACTTCAAGTCCAGTTTCTCTGCAATATTCTAGAATTGCTTCAATGTGATTGTAATCTGTATTTGCCACCATTGAATCAATTGCATATGCAAATTTCTTCATTTCTTCTTTTGTTGGCATTAGATTTCATTCCTTGGACATTTTTTGTCATAACAAGTGTAATCTGCCATAGTCGCCCATGAAATATTACACATAGAGCACTTACTTTCTTCTACTGGAGTTGCGAATTCACCCATAGAATGCGCTGGCTGTCCAGCCCAACCTGAAAGTTCTTCCGTTTCATCATAACTACGATAGAATTCTTCGGGTTCAACATTCAGACATCCTTCATAAATGAAACCAACGCCGCGCAAGAACAAATTCATGTTTTCTAGAACGTCATTGAGATATTCATTGGTGAATTCATTGGTGATTTTGGTGCCGTCTTCATGTTCGGCAATCAGTGTAAATTTAGGCATTATTTCACCACCGTTTCGTACAGAGTCTCAAACTGTTCGTGCGTAGCAACTTCTTCATCATAGTTTTGTTTGTAATAAACTTTAACCATGCGATTCACAAGACGTTTCGGCAGTTGTAGATTTTTACTAATCTCACCTACAGCTTCTTTCACATAATCTTTTTCTGCTTGTGCCCGAGTCAGAGAATCGGAACACTCACGAATCACCTTTAGAAGTTTTTCTCGGTCAGCAGGATTCGAAATCTGATTTACACTCACTTGTTGGATTGCCATAATATACCTTTCAAATTATTTTTTCACGGATGTTGCATATGTAATGCAAGTAGCATTGGGATTGGTTTCATACGCACATTTAACAGAAAGTGGGTCTACACTCTTTGCAATTGCGGCTTCAATGTTTTTTGCCATATTATTTCGGTCATTAATATTGTAAATTGTAATTGCTGCGATAGCAGCTACTGCAACAATAACAGCTCCAACAATAATGGTCAGAAGGTCTTTGTTCATATTAGAAGATTCCTTTGTCTCTGTCAATTTGGTCACCTTTGCTTTTGTAGAAAATATGCCTGCCAATTTGCTTCTCCTTTTTTAGTCTTGTCCAGCCAGGGTTTACATAATCAGCATGATAATAAGTTGCTCCGTTTGTTACGTCACGCACTTTTTCAAAATTCAAGAACAAGTTCGTTGATAACTCCAATATCTCATTATACAACGGAGTGTTCTTGATTGTCAACCTTTTTGCGGCAATAGATGCATCACAGTACCATGAAAATTGGCAAGTGCCGCCGTGTTTTTGTTGCACCACACCGCAAATGCTGTCTGCATAATTGCCGGTCAATAGTCGATTGAAGGTTACGAATGCAACCGCCTTTTTACCTTCTAGTGGTTCGTGTCCTGCTTCAAAGTAAATGTTTTCAGCTAAGCAAGTGACTTGTTTTTTTGCTTCGGTTGTCAGTGCCGAAAATGGTGCTTTGATTGGTGTCTTATGTGTATCAATGTTGATTGTTGATATCACTACAAGAAAAGACGCCAAAATAATTGAAAAAAGTAATATCTTACTTTTCATTCTTTCTCCTTTTTGTTAGCACGAGCCGGCGAACCGGCTCGGTTTTCCATCAAGTAGACTTCTTGTTAGTAGTCTTTACTTCAGTTGTGATATTAGATACGAAGCCGTTTAGAGTTGCGGCTTTGTTGATGATATCATTTTCTGTGGGATATGCTGGTAGTGATGGGTGGTCAGGTACTGACTCACCTTTAATCTTGGCCGCTTCGACCTTGATTGCCCAGTCTTGTTGAATCATGTCTTTCTTGCCGTAGTATTCTTCAGCAAGAAGCTCTTTCGCCATCTTTAAAAGTTCAAGGCGAATTTCGAATGGTGTCATGTTTGACATAGTTTTCTCCTGTGTGTGTTAAATACCAGCGTTGTGTGTGTTGCTGGTACTTTATTTATATCACCAGTGTCTTATAACGCCGGCGATGATGAAACAATTCGTAATGATGTATGATAACACAATTAGTGTTCGTATGATGGCAATCTTGTCAGCTTGCCTATCGTTTTCGTGAGCTTTTTTACCTAAAGCTTTAGCCCACAAACTCCACCAATACTTTAAATAATCTTTTATTTTATAACGCATTTTCGTAAATCAAAATGGTAGGTTATTCTGTTACGAGGAAACCTACCGAAACCCTAGTCAGCGTTTAGGCTGCCAATGCGAACTTTTCATCGTTTGCGTTTACTTTAATTACTTTTAACGTGTATCTGTCACGAACTGTCCATCTTCGTACTCTTTGCCCTGTCGAAACCAGGTCATCCCCATCAAAAGCAATCTGAGCCGAATCATGTGCGTCCACAATCTTGTTCAAAGTGTAATACACTTACTACAGAGTTGCTTTTGGTGGAGATGGGCGGAATCGAACCGCCGTCCAGAACACCTTTCGGTTGACTTCATACAGTCATAAAACTATTTAGAATAAAACTTGTTTAGGTACGTGTGCAAATGTGGTAGATAATCGTTCTTATCTTCAACGAAAATTTGTGGACTATCACCTTCAACTGCAATCGCGACAACAATCTGGTTTACAGGTAAGCCTGTAATTTCTTCAAACATTTCCGAATAAGCCGATGCTTGCATGAAATAATTTAGAATTCCTTCTTTTGTTTTCTGGCGACTAGATGTTTTCCAGTCAACAATCGACAATTTGCCATTCCAAGTTGCAATACAATCACAACGACCAGCAACCTTCAACTTATGTGAATAGAGCGCCTGTTCAATACCATAAACCTCTTTGATATGTTCATCCATAAAAGGTTTAACACCAAAGAAAAGTTCTTTAGTGTCAGGCATCATGGTACGCAATTTCATATCTGTTAATTCATTCAACAGATATTTCTCACAAACAGTATGAAGCTTTGTACCACGGGACGAGGCTTTTCGCGCAATACGATTAGCTTCTTCCTCACCCACGCGCTTACGCCACTCAAACAATTCTTTCTTACCAAAAGACGAGAGTACCGTGGTGATAGAAGGATATCTTTCACCTGTTGGTGTCAGATATTTGCGGCCTGATTCTGTGGTTTCGGATTGCAAATCAAATTGCAATTCTGGTAGTTGAATAAAATTAAAACTCACTTTTGCATTCTTTTTGTTACACGCTCTACGTGTTTCTTTACAACCTCGGCCGTGCGAGCATCTTTAATCGATTTTTTACCATGTTGTTCTGCAACAGCACTCGATTTATGATTCTCAGAAACTTTGGCCAAAACTTCTTTGAAACCGTCAGGAACTTTATTTGTTAATTGTACACCACCAACAATTGCAGCTGCGGTAATGATTGGTTGAATATGAGTATTCTCTTTTAAAAATTCCTCACGTTCAGAGATTTTCATAAAGGCTTCAAATTCTTCGCCTGTTTCTGTATCAATAAAATTATATGTCGGCACTATACCACTCCGGAACATTACGCTTTTTCCAAGAAGCCAAATGCGTCTTGTTCTTTATATAGTAGTTACGATAAGAAGCGAGAGAATCGCCTGCAATTTTCACTTCGTCAGGCATCGCCGGTGTTGGCGTTGTGAATGCACTTTTGGGAATATTTTTAGGAACATTCTTCAAAAGAACATATGCAAGACAATCACGTTCAACTTTATGTACCTTACCATAACGATAGGTGTATTCTTCGCAAAGAGCGAGCAACATATTGGACAACCAAATGTAATTTTGGTCCGTTTGTCTCACCCAGATAGCACTTGGGTGGTGAACATGAGTAGCAGAATACAAAATGGAATCACGGTCATCGGTAAGAGTATATACTTTTTTTCGGCGACCAGATGGGCTGAGACCACTAGAAAGGGTGCCATCGAGAACACGGTGAGCAGTAGATAGAAGCTGAGCATATTCAAGAATCATTTTCACGCAATGCTTGTCGTTATGCATTATTGCACACTTACGCACATCGTGGTCTAGATAGAAAATGTTCATTCTTCTGTTTTCGCTGAATCGCGAATCCAACCATCGACAACTTGGCCAACGGAATCAAAATCATAATTTTCAGGTGTGGGTTTTTGTTCAGTTTCTTTTGACATAGTTTCAAACAGTGTTTTAAATTTGTTATCAATACCTTCATTCACATCACGCAAAACTTCTTCCATGAGCCAAATAGAATGTTGTACATGCTTTTGTGGGCTGTCGCCAGCACCATTACCAATAACACTCATTGTATCACAAATAAGGTCGAGCTGAATGTGTTCACGTTCGAGCTCAATCAATTCGTTGTAAAATTTCATACTGACTTTCCTTTTTAAAATTCCAATGGTGTCGGCGGTCATATTCAAGACCTAGTGCATGGTGAATCATTTTATCTTTAATCATATCGGGTATTGTCATATACGGATATTCTAAGATAAAAGGACAACCATCATTCCATCGATGGTCGCGAAAAAAATCACGAGCCCGAGCAATATCTTCTTTCGAATTTACATCGAAAAAACGCCTAGGTCTATGCATTGTCTCAAGAATCATACTTCTTCCTTCTGAAAAATATTCGACCATTTTAGAAGTTTATTCCTTTTTTGACCTGATGCATTCAACATTTTGGTTCGGTCAATAAGTTTTGATTCAACCATCAATTCAATCATACAAAGCAGGTCGCCAACTTCTTCTTCAAGTCGTTCTTGGTTGTTTGCAGTTTGGTCGGGATGTTTTGCATCCAGACCAAATCGAAAAACTTTGCTGATTGCCTGTGTAACTTCTGCACATTCTTCCTGTGCAATCAGCATAATTTCTTTTTGACTGCTGTTCATCATTCTGTGATTTCAGTAATGGTGATTTCTTCCACTTCAACACCAGTAGCAACAGGTTCGACCTTCGCGGGTTTAGCCTTCTTAGCCTTGGCGACCGGTTTAGCCTTCAGGTCTGCAAGTTTAGAAATAGAAGGTTTCTTCTCGGCTTTACCAGGTTGGAAACCAGCTTTGGTAATACCGACAGTATCCATATATTTCTTCACTTCGTTCACGTTCATCAATTGATAACCGGTAACTTTACGACCATCTTTGATAGCCTTAATCACACCATTGGCATTGG